AGGTACGAAACGAGACACCCAGCAGCACTTCCTCTACCAGGTCCTGGCAACCATTTGTTTTCTTTGACATGATTCACAATATCCTGTACGATTAGAAAATAACTAGACAGATCGGCCCCTTGCAAAACTCCTAGTTCATACTTGATTCTATCAGTATAACTTCCGTGTAAAGATACATCTACTTTACCCTGTATTTTTTGTCTCCATCCGTCTCTACACAACTGACGTAAGTATTCGTCTGGATCATATCCGTCTGGACAACTAAAAGGAGGAAGTTTAGGCTTGCTGTTAATCTCATAATCTTCTATCATTTCATTAACAAGATTAGTATTTTCAATGTGTTCTTCTTTGTGAAGTTCGTTGATTTCTTCTTGTGATAAAATGTGGAAATTATTTGAAGAAAAGAAACATTCTACTGGGACCTTTTCTCCTACGCTTAATTTTCTGCTAATCTCTGGCATGGTTGTTTTTAGGTTGTTGCAGAGCAGAATCCTCTGGTCATCTGCGTCTTCACGCCTAGCATAATGAGCATCTGGAGTACAAATAACTTTTACTCCGCACTTTTTAGCTACATCTTCAACAGCATTTGATAAATCTTCTTGAACAGGAGTATTCTCTTTATCCATCAGTTGATACTCAAGAAACACATTCTCCTGCCCGAAAATTTCTTTGAGTTTTTCAACACATTCTATCCCTATCTTCTCATAACCGGCGACCATCTTATCTTCTTGACAGATTTTGTTTGCCAAGTTTGATCCAAGATGACCAGTAATACAAATTAGATCCTGAGAAAATTTGCCGATAGTATTGAGATCCAACCTTGGTTTGTGGTAGAAAAAATCCGGCTTATTAGATTCACTCACAAGCTGAATAAGATTAAGCCAACCATTATAGTTTTTGGCAAGAACCAGCATGTGGCTCAATGAACCATTCTCTTTAGTTTTTATGGATGGATCATCTTCGCAAACATAAAGCTCACAACCAAGAATAGGCTTGATGCCGTTCTTTTTCATTGTGCTATGAAACTGAACATGGCCGGCAATGTTGCCGTGGTCCGTTAAAGCACAGGCTGTTGCTTCAATCTCGTTAATTCTTTTGGCAATTTGTTTAGGCTGACTGAGCCCATCCAACAAACTGTAGTGACTATGACAATGTAATGGTATGTATTTTTTCATTCTGTGCTACCAGGGGCTTTGTACTTACCTACATTATAGCCCTCCTTTTGGTACTTGTCAACTGTACCCTTCATTCCTAAAAGATCTATGCTATATTTTAGTTCTTCGCACATTGTCATCGGCAATCCATGAGGAGTTCTTTGACCATCTCTATACTCTATCTCTGCATTTGGGAAATAATTCTTACCAAAATGGCATAGTTTAGTACACTTCCAACTTTTGCTCAATCTTGGTCTTGTGCAGCTCTTAATTTCTTGGAATTTTTTACGAATCATGTCTTCTGTCTCAGGAAGTTGACTCTTATCATAATTCATACTAAAAATACCACCATCATTGATAAAATAAATACTAACAATAACGTGGTCAATATCAGGATAAAGCTGACTTGCTGCATAATGATACATGCGGAGTTGAGGGTCTTTTTCTAATTTTTTGAAGGTCTTCTCTTCTCCTGTTGCCCAATCTAACCTTTTACCAGTTTTGTAATCAATAATCTCAATAGTATTAGAATTAGGTTGAGCAATAAGATCAATAGTTCCTTTGATGGCTAAATATCCCTTCAGATCATCTCCGTAATCATAATAAGCCCAAGGTTTTTTGATCTCAATATCAAAATGCTGCTCTGGTTGTAGAATTTTCTGATTTCTTGGGTCAAAATTCCCATTCTGAACCGTAATAGCTTTGTCTACCCATTTTTTACAATGTTTTAGGTCTAGAGGCTTCCAATCGTGATGTGTAAATCTACTAGTATAAAACTCATAAACCTGTTCTGTTATTTTTTCTACATCATGGTCTATAGTATTTATTTCTCCACACATTTCATCATTGACAAACATTTCACCCTTAGCTGCTGCTACAGAAATATCCGCAAGAATTTCCATAACTTTGTGAACAATAGTCCCTTTATCAGCTTTTTGGTTAGATGGAGATCTTAAGCCCAGATTATACTCAATAAAGTATTGCTGTTCGCACATACAATGCGTACCGTAGCTACTACTTCTCAGGTAGGTTATTATCATACTTCTATATGTCTCCACCTTCTTTCAACTTTAATGTCATAAATAGTATCACTATTCACATTAAACCATCTACCCAAAAAAGCATTAACTCCATGTCCATTGTGTCTTTTTAAGAATTTCTTAATAAGTATCACTTCTTGTTCTGTTAGAATGCTACTTGAATGTTTTTCTCCTCTAGAGACCCTTCCTGCTTTGACCTTGTCATTCATGTTGTCTTGCTGTGTTCCGAGTTCTAGGTGTTCTGGATTTACGCAGGATGGGTTGTGGCATTTATGTCTAACTATCAATCCTTCTGGTATAGGTCCATTTAAGTATTCATAAATCCAGCGATGAGAACGGTAATGTTTGTTATCCCAAAATATTCCATATCCATCTTGGTTTTTGGCAGCAATCCAATTATAACACCCCGAGATCGGATCAATCTCGTATTTGGTATGAAATCTTTCTATGTGGCTAATTTTTAATTTTGGCATTATAGCCTCTTATTCTGTAATATGTAACTGATAACAACTCTCCATTGTTCTTCGATAGTCATGTTTTGATTATCAACTACAAGATGAAAATTACTAGGATCGTAATTTTCTGGGTCAAGTGCCGTTTCGCTTGCGTGATCTGAGTTGTAGAGATTTCTTGTTAGTTTGATAACTGTGCCACCTGCTTTTTTGACCGCTTCTACTTCGTTTGGAAAGCGGCAATCCCCAATTAAGGCCACTAAAGGATTGTCTTGTTGAATTCTACGAATTGTAGCGTCTGCCCATACATTGTTTTGTATACTTCTAAAGAATTCTGTGCCGACTGTTTGTAATACTTGCCTTGCTGTCATTTGATTACCATCTTTATAACAGTTTACAAGTTCATTTTTTTGATCATCTGTACCGTGACATTGTTCAAACGACAAACCCAAAATATCCATACAAAGATTCTTAAGAGGATCAGCAAAGTTGTAAATAACCGCTTGGTCTTCAAGTTGTTCCAAATCATAGATAAAATTCACAACCTGTGTACATAGCGTACTTTTTCCAGATTGTTTGCGACCAGCGAAAGCTATGATACTCATGTTAATTTCTCCAGTAATGGTTTAATTTCCTGATTGATTTCCTCTATGCTCATTTCGCCAACATCAGATTTACTAATTGTTGGAATAAAAACGTTGTATGTATTTTGGCATTTTTCCTTTATTTGCTGTGCTGCTTTTTTTCCTGCTTCGTCGTTATCTGTGAGAACCACAAGGTTCATCGCGCCGCTTCCGTCTAATAGAACTTTTTGTCGGTCAGTCATACTAGCCCCATAAATAGCCAAACTATTATGAATACCAGCTTCTTCTAGCCTCCAAACATTGCCTGGACTTTCTACAATAATAGCAGTCAAACTTTCTAAAATATGTTCTTTAGCGAACCAGTAGTTGTACAAACTAAATTGAGTTTTGAAGTTAGCACTATGTTTCCATTTACTGTGTTTCCAAGCATCATCCTTGCTAACGCAACTATGCTCTGGATTATGAAAGCAGTTACATTCTGAACACTTTTCAAAAATGCTTCTACCAGAGCATCCAACCATACTATTATAGTCCTTGTCATAGATAGGCACAACAACGCGATTATACATCTCTTTATTTGGGTTATTACATAATCCCACATCATACTTCTTTAAGATTTCTGGAGAGTATTCTCTATCAATAAAGTATTGAGCAGGAATCTGAAGGGTTTTTATTACCAACTCTCTTGGTATCTTTTGTTGCTTTTCTTCTTCTTTGTCCTTGACATAATTCATAATACTGGTGAAACTTTGTTTGTTTCTATCAGATCTTGAAATGTGAAGGTTCTTTAGATCTTGCTTGGTAAATTCTGTAGCAAACTGTACTGCTTCTTCAAATGATACTGTTTGATCGTCAGGTTTTTCCCAGTTGTATTTTTGGTTACTCAATACTCCTCTAATAAAGCCAAGAACTGAAGGCTTAAAGTACATCTCACAGCCATGAGTTCTACACTTCCAATTTCCTCTATAGGAGTTTCCTTCTGGATAAAGGCTAATAGCAGAAGGATTATCGCCGCCATGTATAGGACAGCACATCGAATACATTCTGCCGTTATCTTTATATTCCAATTGTAGTAAATCAAACAGTCCCTCAATATCATCACAAACTAAATCGCACAGAGCTTTTAGTTTTGCTTGATCAGTTAAAGGGGATCTCTTCTTCATAGTCATGGTCTTCATTAATTACAAATCCTTCGTCATCATCGCCTTTATTGTTCATCAATTCCAAACGTGTTTTACCTTCAGTAATCTTAGCACACCAGCCCTGCATGTTACAGTTGATGTAGTCGTTGTCATCCAAGCCGCCACCATGACGAGCAATCAGAGGAACAAGTTTTCTGTTTCCGTTTTTGGGTCCGTCTTCTGCTATTTCTTCGTCGCTTTTTCGCTTGAAGATGGTAAAGTTAGAACACAACCAAATGATTCGGTCAGAACCACTCGCTGAATCTGTGCTTTCTTTCGTTATACCGTCTCTATTTAACTGAATGAACGCAACTATGGGAACTTTAAACTTGACCGCGAAATTGTGTAATTGTGTCATCATAAACCCAAGCACCTGATACTCTTTAAGGTCTTGAGTCATACCGCTGGTATCCATCAGTTTTAGGTAGTCATAAAAGATAACACAATCTTTTGCTGTCCCATCGTCGTTCAGTCCTACCTCTTTGACTATCCATCTTTTCATGATGCTCATTTGATCTTCAAA